ATGAATAAATATTTATTTTTACTTTTTTTCTCACTTACTATTTTTGCTGACAATGAAATTTATGTAGACCAAAGTGGCTCGAACGCAACCATAGACTTAGAACAACTTGGATCATCTAACCTTATAGGTGGTACCTCAGCTGTTTCTGGAACTATGACAGTGCTTGACCTTGACGGCTCTACTATGGCGCTAGACATAAATCAAATCGGCTCTAGCAACATATTTAGATCTGACGCTATAGATGGTGACAACTTTACAGGTTTCTTTGAGTTCGATGGCGATAGTAACGTTTGGGATGTCTTAATGAACTCTACTGGCTTAATTACAGCTGATTATGTTGATCTTAACATCGACGTGACAGGCTCAAGTAATGAGGCTGATATAAAAATAGGTGAAAATGCTAACTCTTCCTATCTTAATTTGGATTGGATAATACTGGGTGATAGTAACGAGTTAGATTTTGACATTGACTATGAAAACGCAACCAACTACATGGACATCAATGGAAGCTCAAACACCATTAATTTTACAGGCAGTGGTTATAGCGGTAACACGGCGGCGACATCGGCATACTTTAATTTAGATCTTGATGGTAGCAGCAACACTATGAACATTACCCAGGCATCTACATTAGCGCGTGATTGGCTACAAGTTATTGCAAATACAAGCAATTCTAATATCTGTATTATTCAAAATGACGGTGGTACTTCCACTTCATGCTGATTCAATAGGTGATATTACAGAATTAACAGGTTACGGTAGAGTCTATCGTGATGAACCGTATGAGGCTGCTTTAGACTTTGATATTAATTCTTTAGACAATGTGCAAACTAGCGCAGGTAGAATAGCCATAACCTTTCTTGACGAATCAACTGTTAGACTTACAGAACACAGCGAGCTGCTTATAACAGATTACGTCTACAATCCTAACCCAGATAAATCAAAAATGGCCCTACAGTTTGCTAGCGGCACTATTAGGTTTATTAGTGGTAATGCAAACAAACTAAACAAAAAAAATATCACACTCTCTACACCTAGTTCACAAATTTTTGTGCAAGGTACAGATTTTGTTTGTACTATAGATATTACTGGCAAAGCACTTATAATTTTATTACCAAATGAGTTTGGTGACGCAAGTGGCGAAATAGTGGTGCAGACGGCTATGGGCCAACAGGTGCTCAACAAACCATACCAGGCTACAACTACATCTGCTTATGATGTAGCTCCAACAAAACCTGTTGTTTTAGATATTGATCTAAACTTCATCGATAACATGTTAATAGTTTCACCACCAAAAGAGCAGTTTGTAGACAACGAACAAACACAGTCAGAACAAAATGATTATTTAGAATTTACTGATTTAGATATAGATTTTTTATCAGATGAAGATATGTTGGACGAAGATGAAAACATAGATTTTTCGGAGCTCGACATAGATTTACTAAACGTAAATTTTCTTGAAGATTTGTTAGATGTGTTAGATGAACTTGATGTAAAAGAAGAAGAAAACTTATCTGATTTTTCAAGTGGCATACAGTTAGTCGGCACAAAAATAGGACAAGATACCGAGACACAAATTACAACAATAATACAAGGCGATCAGCTTAAATTCATGCGCATGGTAAATCAAAGAGCACAGGTATTAGTCAGTGCCGATCAAGCATACAACATTGTTATTACTCAAGACGGTGTATCAAAAGTTATACAAGTAAACGGAACTGCTAACTCTACAATTAACATAACTCAAAGCTCTGGATGAAAAAGGTAATATTCATAGTATTTATATTACTAGCTTTACCACTGTTGTTTCAGTTATATCCTTTACAAATTCTTAAACTACAAACATTTGATACATTCGTTAAAAAACATGATCCAAGCGGTAATTTTGTTGTGTTAAATATCACACAAGAAGATATACAAAAATCTGGTGGTTGGCCTTTTCCTAGACAAGAGTTAGCACAAATACACATGGATATTTTAGAGGCAGGTGCTATGGGCGTCGGTTGGGTCATATCCCTACCGAATCCAGATCGTTTTGGTGGCGATGAAATGTTTTTGATGGCCTTAGATTATAGTCCTAGCATATTAGCCATGTTTGAATATGACAATGGTAATTATCCGCCAACAAGCGGAACCGTTTTACTTGGTGAAAATATTAATGGTATTATGGCTAAGGGAGTTGTTGCAAACAACCCAATATTCATAGACGTTCCTCAAGGTTTGTCGACGGCTCCCACCGAAGTAGATAATCTTGTAAGGCGTATGCCTCTTCTTATGCAAACACCAGATGGTTTTGTTGCATCGTTTGGTACCGAAGTTTTAAAAGTATTGGCTGGCGCGAACACTTACATCATAAAAGGCGATGATAATGGTATGCGACAGATTACTGTGCAAGGCTTACCTCCTGTTGATGTAGACAACCTAGGCCGCAAATGGATCTCGTGGGTCGACACTCCACAAACAAATTTGCAAGAATTAGCTGTTGCACATAAGTTTGTGTTTGTATCGGTCAATGCGCCAGGCGTATTTCCGACTGTTGCAACACCTGTTGGGTTACTTTCTCCACATGAAGTACAAGCTGCTCTTGCAGAATCTATACTTATACAAGATTCACCCTATGTGCCAGATTGGGCGATAGCAGCAGAGTTACTTATGTTTACTTTGTGCTTAATAATAGTTTCATTTATTTTTGGTTATCTAGGTATGACACAATCGCTAATATTTGGCGGTTTATTTATGGCCGCGACCTTTATAAGCGGTGTTTATATTATAAAAACTGGCTATCTTGTAGATTTTTCTTGGACTTTTGTATCAGAGTTTGTGCAAGGTAGTGCTATTTTTTATGTTCGGTTTAGACAACAATACAAACTGCGACAACAAATTAAAAAACAATTTGAACATTATCTGGATCCACGCCAGGTTAAATTATTGCAAGATGATCCTGGTCTTTTAAAACTTGGTGGTGAGAAGAAATATTGCAGTTTTGTTTTTACCGATTTAAGGGGATTCACTTCGCTTTCAGAAAAATTATCGCCCGAAGAAGTAACCGACATTATGAACAAAACTTTAACAGTACAAGTAAACGCTGTGCAAAATTTAATGGGCGCCACGGACAAATTTATCGGGGACGCGGGGATGTATTTGTTTGGCGCACCTTTAGACCTTGAGGATCACGAAACCAAAGCAGTGCAAGCAGCAATAGATATTCAAAAAGGTATAGCAGAACTTAATAAGACACTTTCTGTCCCAGTAGCTTGCGGCGTGGGAGTAAACACAGGTTTTGCATGTGTTGGTAACATGGGCAGCGAAACAAGGTTCGATTATTCTGCCATTGGAGACGCGGTAAACATAGCAGCAAGACTAGAGTCAGCGACTAAAGAAGTAGGTGTTGATATACTTATAGGACATGAAACTGCAAAAAATTGTAAAATTGTATTAAAATTACTAAAACCTATAAAAGTAAAAGGTAAAGAAAAGAAACTAACAGTATATACAGTAAAGGAATCTCTATGAAAGGATTGTTAAAAAATTTAGTAGGTGCGGTAGCACCAACCATAGGCACAGCGCTCGGTGGTCCAATGGGTAATATGGCCATGACTAAAATTGCAAGTGTGCTCGGCGTTTCAAACGACCAAAAATCAATACAGCAAGCAATACAAAATGCAACTCCAGAACAGATGTTAGAGCTTAAAAAAGCAGAACAAGAGTTTGAAGTGCAAATGAAAGAACTTGATGTTGATGTTTTTGCATTAGAAACTCAAGATAAGCAACATGCCAGGAGCATGTTTAGCAAAGATTGGACAGCTAGAATTATAGGTTTGTTTACCATTGGAGGTTTTCTTGGTTATATATTTTTGGTTACATTACAACCACCTGAACAAAACAGTGAGGCACTTATTAATTTAGTATTAGGCTATCTTGGTGGTTTAGCAAGCGCAATAATATCTTTTTATTTTGGCGCCTCTCATAAAGGAGATGATTAATGACAAAATCACCAGAGGCGTTTGTTTACAAATGCAAACTAAAAAAAGTTATAGACGGTGATACTGTACGTTTAGAAACCATAGATCTTGGTTTTTCAGTGCAATTACATAATAAATCTGTACGAATCAATGCGATTGATACTCCTGAATCTAGGATTAATATTAAAAAATACCCAGAGCGAGCAAAAGAAAAAGAACTTGGGTTGTTAGCAAAACAAAAATTAAAAGATTGGTTAGTAGGTGATATTACTTTGCGATCATACGGCACTGACAAATATGGTAGAGTATTAGGAGATATATTTTGCGAGAAAGGAAATGTGGCAGAATTACTTAAAAAAGAAAATTTGGCCGTGGACTACTTTGGTGGTACAAAAGTCAAAAAGTGGGGAGAATAATATGAAAATATCACAGGAGGGCATTGCTCTCATTAAAAAATTTGAAGGTTGTGAACTTAAAGCATATATGTGTGCAGCAGATGTTTTGACTATTGGTTATGGACATACTGCAACTGTGCATGAAAACATGCAAATCACCCAAGAGGTAGCAGATGAACTTCTTTTGCGTGATTTAGAAATATACGAAAAAGCAGTAAATGAAAATGTAAAAGTGCCATTAGATGAAAACCAATTTTCGTCTTTAGTTTCATGGACTTTTAATTTGGGCGAAACAAACCTAAAGAACTCAACTTTGTTAAAAGTGTTAAATGAAAACAAACATGATGAAGTTCCTGCACAAATCCGCCGTTGGAATAAAGCTGGCGGCCGTGTGTTAGAGGGATTGATAAGACGAAGAGAGGCAGAGGCTTTACTATTCGAGGGTAAAGAGTGGCACGAAGTATAACCTTATGTGATACTTACGCTAGGCGTTTTACGCTTAGAGCTGAGTTACATAATATATCGTCGCTACCTTGTTTCTCAGCTCGCTTATGAGCGATGTTTCATACAAAGATTTTGATATATTATCTGAACAAGATAAGGCTGAGGCCGTAGCTTTACTGCAAAGATACGACCAATTAGAAAAACAAGATGGTTGCCAAAAAGACTTTATGGGTTTTATAAAACACATGTGGCCAGAGTTTATTGAAGGCAGACATCACAAAATCATATCTGATAAATTTAATAAAATAGCAGACGGAAAATTAAAAAGATTAATTGTATGTCTGCCACCTAGACACTCTAAGTCTGAGTTTGCATCAACGTTTTTTCCTGCATGGATGATGGGTAGAAGAGGTAATCTAAAAATAATTCAAACAACTCACACAGCTGAATTAGCTGTTAGGTTTGGTCGTAAAGTTAGAAATATAATTGACAGCGAAGAATATCAACACATATTTCCAGATCTCAAACTACAAGCTGACAATAAATCAGCTGGTCGTTGGACAAGTAACCAAGAGGGTGAGTTCTTTGCAGCTGGTGTCGGTGGTGCTATTACAGGTCGTGGTGCAGATTTACTAATTATTGATGATCCACATTCAGAACAAGATGCTTTGTCACCAAAAGCCTTAGAATCTGCTTACGAGTGGTACACATCTGGACCTAGACAACGTTTACAGCCTGGTGGAATCATAGTGATAGTAATGACTAGATGGAGCACAAAAGATTTGGTTGGCAAAGTTTTAAATAAACAAGGTGATGAAAATGCAGATCAATGGGAAGTCGTAGAGTTTCCTGCAATTATGCCAGATAGTGAAAAACCCTTATGGCCAGAGTTTTGGAAAAAAGATGAATTGTTAGGTGTAAAAGCGTCTTTACCCATATCTAAGTGGAACAGTCAGTGGATGCAAAATCCTACAGCAGAGGAGGGTTCTATTGTAAAACGAGAGTGGTGGAATCGCTGGGAGGACGAAGATGTACCAGCCTATAGCTATGTGATACAAAGCTACGATACTGCTTTTTCAAAAAAAGAAACTGCTGACTATTCTGCAATAACCACCTGGGCTATTTTTAATCGTGGTGATGAAAACAATGACGAAATAATATTATTAGACGCAAAAAGAGTTAGATTTGACTTTCCAGAGCTAAAAAAACTAGCGCTAGAAGAATATAGATACTGGGAACCAGATTGTGTCTTGATAGAAGCTAAAGCATCTGGAACACCATTAACACATGAGCTTAGGCGTATGGGTATTCCTGTAACATCATATACGCCTAGTAGAGGACAAGACAAAGTAGCTCGTATGAACAGTGTCGCACCTATATTTGAGTCAGGTATGGTATGGGCGCCAGAGGATGATTTTGCCGAAGAGGTTATAGAAGAAATGGCGTCATTTCCATTTGGCGATTACGACGATTATTGCGATAGTGCTACAATGGCTTTAATGAGGTTTAGACAAGGCGGGTTTATATCATTATATGAAGATTACCAAGATGAGGTG